AGCATAGACGGAGCACATTCCAATCGATAAGCGCACAGACGAGCGAAGCGAAACACTACATTACCAGAATCACGACGAAAAAGGCCCGCTTGGTATTTCTCTACGTCGAGAGGAATTCCATACGCATAACCACCGACTACATGAAAGCACTTCGATAGAAATGGTAAAGATATTACCCTTTTCGGTAGGAAATCAATTTCAAGCGTCATGCCAAGGGCTCCCGAAAAATCCTGTAAAAACTTCCCGCAGTAGCCACTAATATGCTCAGGCGTCACAGTGAAGGTCTGGTCATCACCATAAAGCGCCGCACGCACCGACAGCTGAAACCCCTCAAGGGTGACGAGTCCTGGAGGGGTTCCATCCCGACCGCTGTCAGATTGTTTGGACACAATATAGTGATACCAGGCCGCCGCCATGATCAGCCAAAGTATACGAGTGTTACGAGTTGTTGTTATAGGAGTTCCTGAGATATTGCCTAGCCACTTCTGGATTAGGTCGCCAGTGATAGTCAATAGCAAAGAGTTGATTTCTTCTCCTGTTAAGATTAGATATCTTCTCAAATGCCGATCGTATTCACGAGTTCCCCGTACCCATCCGTTAGACTGAGCAATGTGTTCCCAAGACATGATTGCCTCTACCCACATTAACCATGCAAGTTGTGAACTATCATATTCCTTAAAATCGCCATCATAGCCTTCATCGAATACACAAAGTTTACGATAAAGAGCGTTCCAACCCCCATGCATAACCGACATTCCAACTGCCGATTCTGTACGAGTGTGTGATTCTGTCAAAGCTTCACTCTGAGCAAGTCGATAAGTGTTCAGTGCAGCCGAAAAGTGTGTCGGTACTGCATTGATTTGTCGAATTTTGCCGAGAGCAAGCTTAATCTTAGCTCTAACTTCTTCCTTAAGAGCTGAGGTTATTAGAATCGTAGGACCCTCAATTTCGAAAACATGTGTTTCATAGTAGGCAACATAATCGCCGTATCCTCGATCTTCATGCAAAGAAGTCTTGTCTTTATACCCCATAGATGTCCAAGGTAGCCCTGGAGAGGTACTATGATCAAGCTTCTCAATGCATGTTTCCAAAGGAGTATACATACAATTCTCAACCTCATGTTTAAATGCCGTAGAATACCAC